ACCATCTGTTGTTGTGTTATATATTAATGCACCGTTTGCAGTGAAAGAAGCAGATGAAAAAGTTACATCACTAAAATCTGTAAAAGCGGTTGTGCTTGTTAATCCAACTCCAGTATTAGTTAGAGTTGCACCACCTGCAGAGTATGCAGACCCAGATGTGTTTGTAATCTCATTTGATGTTGAATAGTCAGTTGTAGCTGCACCTAGAGATGCTGAACTTGTGAATAAAGCTATTTTGAAAGTATGTCCACCAGAAGATTCAAAACTGTGTTTACCTTGTAAAAGTTCTTGTTTAAAACTTGAACATATTGCTGATGATATTGCCATAAT